GCCTCCAGCTGCCGGATGTATTCCGGCTGCGTCTGCATCAGCGCCGTGTTGTCGCGCACGAGCGCCTGAATGAACGCATAATCCGCCGGGTTCTCCCCGACCTCGAACCGCCGGTCGATGAACAGCCGCTTGATGTATCCGTGTCCCTGCCCGCCGGGGTTGCAGGTGAAATATACCCGCTTCGGAAAGTCGTTCACGCCGCGCACGCATGCCACGATCGTTTTCATCTGGTATTCCGATAGCTGCGTCGCCTCATCCAGGAAAATCACGTCGTACTCCACGCCCTGCAGCCGGTCGAGATCCTGGTCCCGGTCGCAGTATGTGAAGTTGATCGTCGACCCGTTGATAAACCGCAGCACCTTGTCCTTGTCGTTGTACTTCGCGATGCCCAGCAGCTCTTTTCGCAGCGTGTTGATGTGGTTGTTGATCAGCTCCGGGTAGCTCCGCCGCACGATCAGAAGCCGGATCCCCGGATACCGCAGCGCCATGAGCTTCGCCTTCGTCCGCACGGCCCAGCTCTTCCCGCCGCCGCGCGCCCCGCCGTATGCGATGTACTTGTGCTTGTCCAGCAGAAAAAGCGCCTGCTTCTCGTTCGGCCCGTCAATGACCAGCTTCATTCGCCGTACTCCTTCGCCTTCTCGGGCATCTCGATCGTGATCGGCTCGCGGCTACGTCCGGCCTGCGCCGCCATCGTCCACTTGTCGATCAGCGTGCCGATCGCCGTCGTGATGTCGCGCAGGCTCGCGTTCGCCATCCGCTCAGGGCTCGACAGAACCTCCAGTCCTGTGCCGATGATGCTGCACACGGTGTCCCTCTGCCCGTCCATGTAGCTCAATATATCGCGCGCGCACGCGCCTTTTTTGTCCTGCGCAGCCCGCGCACTCTCCGGATCCGCCAGCACCAGCCGCCGCACCGTGTTCGGGCTCACGCCGTTTTTCCGTGCCGCCGCCCGGTAACTGCCCTCCACCGCGTAGTCCGCGATGATCTTCTTTTTTCGCTTTTCGCTCAGCTTGGCCTGTGCCATGCGCTCACCGCCCCTTCCTGCCCATTGTAACCGCCGGGCGGCGGCAATTTCTCCCCGCTGGCGTATGCCGGAAGGCCGCGCAGGTCTCCCCGCGCGGCTATGTCTCTTCGCTGTGCACCGTCAGCGCCCGGCAGACCACGCATTTCCCGTAGTCGTACCCGGCGCAGCAGCGCTCGAACCATTGTTCTTTTTTCTTTCGCCCCCGGAATTGCATCCGGATCGTCTGCCCCGGCTCTGTCCCCGCGCAGACGATCAGCTTCTCCGTGCTCCACTCGTACCACGGACAGACCGCCCGCGCGCTATCTTTCGTCTGCATCGTGCTTTCCCTCCGGCGCCAGATAGCGGATGTAGTGGCAGCCCGTCTCCGCATCGTATGCGCTGCTCTCCAGCAGATAGGCCCGCGCGGGCTGGCGCAGTGCCCGGCCCGTATGTACCACGCGCTCGGTGATCTCCGGCTGCTTCATGTTCCGGCTGCAGCTGTACTTCTTCGCGTCCGGCACGTCGCGGCGCGCCTGGCGCAGCATGTAGACCGCCACCGGCGTATAGTCGCCCTGCCCGCGCAGCGGCTCCGCGTAGAGACTGCCCATCGCCCAGATGGATCCGAGCGTCTCGCTCCCGACCATCCACTGGCCGTCCTCCCACCGGATTCCATTGCCGCTGAGCACCATGTGTACGTGCAGGCGCACGGGCTTGCCCGTTTCTCCGTCCATCGCGGAGGGGCAGGCCACCCACCGAAGCTCTGCGCCTTCCCGGCGCACCTTCCGCTTGAGCCGCTTCATGAAGTTGCCCAGCAGCCGCGTGAGCTGCGCGTAGTCCCCGCCGATTTGCGCCAGTGTCCCGTCGTCAAACGTCGCCGTGACGAACAGATCCTTCGCCCCGAAGTTGCAGTTGATCGTGCGCGCCAGCGTGCGCACAGCCCGCCTTGCGTTCTGGTCGCGCTTGGCGGCGCTCGTGTTGTTCTTCACCCGGCCTGCTCTGGGCCTCGCCTGTGCCGGCACCCAGAACTTGCTCTTCTCGATTACCCTCCCGGACTTGTAGGTGCGGATCATCCATTTCCCTCCCATCTGCGTTTTCTGCCTCCTGTCCGTATACTTAGGTCTTTAAGGACCCGACCAAAAATACGCGCGCACGCGTATTATATAGGGTGTCTCTCTTCTTCCGGTGATGCTCCAAAGATGGCCCGGCCTTCCCGCCGGACCATCTTTGCAAAATCACGTGGCCTTTTCTGCTTTCTTCATCGGCCATCCGTTTGCCGGATACCCGTTGCGCTGCCGCCATTTTTTGATCGTCTCTCGGCTCATGCCCTGCCGTGCCGCGATCTGCCCGTCTGTCCACCCGAGGTCGTAGAGCGCCCGCCGCTCGTCTGCGATCTGGGCTTTGCTCCGCCAAGGTGTCCAGTTCTCCTGTCGCTTCGGCTTCGGTTCTGCGGGCGGCTTCTTCGTCTTCTGCGGCAGGATCGGCGCCTGCTTCTTCGCGGCCCTCCCGCGCTGATAGACGATGCAGTGCCGCCCCGCCCGCGTCCCCGGCTCCGCGTCCGGGAACGCTGCGAGCTTCGACTGCCCCGTCACGTCCGCGTAGCCGCAGCCCCACGGCCCGTACCGGTTCGCCGCCCGGTAGATGCACGTCCTGCACTTCTGCCCGTCCGGCCCCTTCTCGAGCCGCGAATCCCATCCGCTCATACGTCCCTCCCGGAAAGCTCCTCGATCATCGCCGCCGCGTCCAGCGCCATCCGGTCGACGTCGCACGTTGCCCATTTCTCCCCGAAAAACGCGGCTTCTTCCCCGCTCAGATCCTCCACCACATAGTACGGGCATGTCTCGCAGTGTGTCTCATGCACGTCCTCCGCCGCCGAGCACCGCAGCGCCGCCGCCAGCACCTCCGGCGTTACCTGATGTTCCATCTCAAATTCCCTCCCTGAGCCACAGCCCGTCCGGCATGTCCCACAGTCTCATAAGTTTCTTCCCGACGTACTGCGCGTAGGTCATCTCGATACATGCGCCCTTGCTGTGCGCCCAGTCGCGCAGCAGTGCGATCGCGTCGCAGCTGTCGAGCATCGCCGTGCAGATCCGCATGTAGTCCCCCGGCTCCAGCCCCTCCGGCAGCACCGCCGGGTTCACCGCGACGTGGCCCTCTGCCCGCACGGCCTCCTCTGCGCGCCGGAACTTCTCCCGGTACTCCGGATCCCCTGTAATCGCTCCCGCAATGTAAATTTTCATCCCCACACCGTCCTTTCCCGCTCCAGCAGCGCCCGCACGGCCGCGCGGAGCTTGTCCGCTTTCGCCTGATCCGTCACCTGCGCGTGCGTCTCCTGCATCCGCGCGAAGTCGTCCTGCACCGCCCGGAACCACGCCTTGAATGTCGCGACCTCCGGGTCGGCCGCCGCCAGCTGGCGCTCGGCCTGCTCGGCGCGCCTGGCGCTCTCCTGTGCGGCTTTTTCCGCCTCAGCCACCCGCCGGGCGGTCTCCTTCTGCGCCGTCTCTGCCGCGCGCTCGGCCTCCTCTGCGCGCAGCTTCTCCAGCACCTCCGCCGGGATCACCGGGTTTTCCCGCAGCGCCTTCAGCTCGGCCTTTGCCTGCTTCGCGGCGGCCTTCGCGTCCTTCTCCGCGGCCTGTGCATTTTTCAGCCGCTCCGCCGCCGCCAGCGCGTCCCGCCGGGCGTCCTCCGCGCCCTTTGCCAGCTCCTCGGCCGCGGCGCGCGCCTTGTCCGCCGCGGCGGCCTTTTCCTGCGCGTCCTGCTCGGCCCTGCGCGCCTCGTCCCGCTCGCGGATCAGCTTCTCCAGCTCCCGCGTGCTCAGCTCCTCCGCGTGGTGCTCCTCCGCGAAGCTCTCGCGCTCCTCCGCCGGCAGTGCCAGCAGCCGCAGCGCGTGCGTGTAGGGCAAATTCCCAAGCGCTTGCGAATTTGCGTCCCCGAAAAGACTCACCTGCTGCGCCCCGTATTCCTCAAAAATCCGCATGAAATTGTTGGCCGAGGACTGGGAGAAGTCCACCTCCTCCCGCAGCCACGGCCCCCACTGGCCGTGGTCGAGCATCGCCTTTGCTTCCTTCAGCCGCCGCCCGATCTCGATGGCGTACCCCAGTACCATGCACTGCGCCTGCCGGTGCAGCGTCCGTATCTCCGTTGTCACCGTCTTGATGTCCCGCTGCGCCGCCATCGGCACGTTGATTGTCTCGCTCATGCGCTCGTTTTCCTCCTCTTCTGCTTGTTTTTACGCTCCTGCCGCTGCGCGTACCACGGCGCGAGCACCTCGCGCTCCCACCGGTCGCAGAAATCCCGCACCCTCTGCGGAATTTTTCCGTGCCCGGCCTTCCCGTACCATTCGTTCCGGTAGCCGTGCAGCTGGACCTCCTTCGGGATCCGCCCCGTCATGTTGATGTCGAGCGTGTACCAGCTCCGCTCCGGCCGCCGCGCGTGCCGCACAAAGAAAATCACGTCCGTCCGCGCCGCGTGCTTTTTGCAGTAGTCGCCGACGCAGTGCTTTAGCACGCGCCCCTCCTCCTTGAGCTCGCCCGGCGTCGCCGCCGCCCGGATGCAGATCTCCCCGTCGCTCCACGCCAGCGCCGCCAGCTCCTGCGCGAGCTGCCGCATCGCCTCCGTGTACTGCCGCGCGTCCCTGTCGCCGTGGATCT